AAAAAGTATGATGAGGATTGGTATAGTAAGGGGAAATTTAGAAAGATTTGGGAAGTTATTAGAGGTAAAGATTGAGACCAAAAGGATTTCATCATACTGAAGAAACAAAAAGAAAGATGTCTGAAAAAGGAAAGTCTCCTTCTGAGGAAGTTAAGAAGAAAAGAGTGGAGACAAGAAGAAAAAATCATCCTCATCTTTCTGATGAGCAGAAACGGAAAATTTCAGAAAAACTTAAAGGTCATCATCTTTCCGAAGAGACAAAAAAGAAAATATCTGAAAAGCATCATGGTACAAAGCCTTGGAATTATGGGAAACAACTTTCGCCCGAAACTAAAAAAAAATTATCAGAAACATTGAGCGGAGAAAAAAGTCCCCACTGGAAGGGTGGAAAAGTAAAAACAATTTGTGAGACTTGTGGTAAAGAGATGGCAGCTTTCCCTTCTCAATTGAAGAGATTTAAGCATCATCATTGTTCTAACAGATGTGCTTCAATTTATAGAATGAAAAATCAAAAGACCAAAGATACTTTTATTGAAATTGCTATTGAACGGGAACTCATCAAAAATGTAATTCCTTACATGAAACAAGTTCCATTAGAAGGTATTACACTTGCTGATTTCTTATTACCTAATAAAATAGTGATTCAATGTGATGGCGATTATTGGCATAGAACTAAAGAAAGGAAAAACAGAGATGTAAATCAAGACTTTATTTTAGGTTTTAGGGGTTATAGGGTTTACCGTTTTAAGGAAAGCGAGATTAAAAAATCAGCAAGAAAATGTATAAATAAAATTTTAGAGAATGAAGGAATAAAAATGTGAACGCCAAACCTTTTTGCGGATATTACTTTTATGGTGCGGCAAATAATGCGCAGAGAGCTGCTTATTATAGTTCATGGGGCTTGCTCAGTTCTGCTTCAACTGCTCCACCTCCTCCACCTCCTACACCCACTCGGCTTTTATTTTTTATAAGATATATGTTAAGAAGACAAGGGATGCGAAGATAAATTAGAAATAAAAGGAGGATAATAAAATGCAATTACCAGAGTTTCTTAATTTGGGAATTATTTCTCAGATTGTGATTTTAGTTGTTGGGATAATCCAATATTTCAAACCTTATGTTCCTGAATGGATTATCAAACCATATCTTCAAATTGTTCTTGGAGTTGGATGGTCAATAGCCATTATAGCCTACACAGGGACAATAACCAATTGGGTATTTGTTATAACCAATGGGGTTCTGGCTGGGTTACTGGCTGAAGGTGGATATCAAATTCTAAGTAATTTTGGTTTAAAAAGTAAGGGGGAATAAAAAATGAAACGAATCATTCTTATTGGTTTGGCTATAGTATTTTTGGCTTCCGTTTCCTTTTCCCAGGTTTGGTATCCAGCAAATCAAAAAACCGTAGGCTGGGATGCTGTGGCCACACTAGATGATGGTTCTCCGATTCCTGCTGGAGAAACAGTTCGCTATCAAATATATATTGTGAAGGAAGGGCAATCCAAAGACACCAAAATCAATTTGGGAAATACTGTAAATACTCAGTTCCTTGTGACACTTCCAGCAGAAGGAAAGTGGTTTGTTGGTGTTCAAAGTGAGAGATTGGATGCTACTGGAGTCCTAATAACCCAATCTCAAATAGTATGGTCTGAAGATCCAGCCTATTGCCAGAACGGGGAAACTTTTGGGATTTCATTTTTCAGGTTGCCAAGTCAACCAAAGAATTTAAAACCACTATAAAATTTTGGCGTAATTAATGACTTTTTCTGACACGGCAGACTCCGTGTATTTAACACCAGGAGGTGTTTAATTTGGCTATTACAATAAGGGGACGTGGTTATCCTTTACTAGTTGAGCCCACAGATACACTAATAAAGGTTTCACTAAATGGGACCGAGTTATTTTCAATCCCATCATCTGCTAAATCAGCAGGTGGATCGGCTACAGTTGGATCTGCAGTAACGTCTGCTAATGCGTTTTTGGAATTGCAACATGGGGGTACAACTTATCGAGTTCCCATGTTTACAACTGTAACCACATCATGATATAACGCAATGCTGGAAAGGAAAGTCGAATTTAAGCGCTTGTGCTATAATTTATGGATATTGAAAATCTTGATATTGTAACTAAGCGAAAGTTATCAGAAAGTAGTAAGCTTCTTTCCTATCAGCCTAACAATGAGAAGATGCTGAAGTTCCATCAAAGCAATTCAAAAGTTAGGCTTATATTTGGGGGCAAGCGTTGTCTTCCATTGGACTACAAAGTATTAAAGTCAGATGGAAATTGGTGTGAGATTGATGATTTAAATATTGGTGATGAAATTTTAGGAGTCAATCTGCTTACAGGAATTGCCTCACCAACTAAAGTTATAAATAAAAGCTATTCTGGTAGAAAGTTAATTTACAGAATAGAACTTACAGATGGAACCAGTTGCCGAGCAAGTAGTGAACATGAGTTTCCTGTTTTCTCTAGATCGGGAAAGTTAGATGGCCATGGTAATAAATCTAGGCCAATTATTTACAATGTTGAAAAACTTATTACAACTTTGGGGAATTCTGAAGCTAGGAAGAAAGGTCTGATTCAAGCCAGAGAAGTGATATTTGGTTCAAATAGCTCATTAAGAATTCCTCCATATTTGCTTGGAGCATTATTAGGAGATGGATCTTTACATAGTGGTTTTGCTCTTGTAAATAAAGATGAAGAGGTTATAAGTAGAGTTAATGATCTTTTGATACCGCTTGGTTGCTATTTAAAGCAAGATAAATCTGATGATTTATGCTGGAAAATTATTGCAAGTGAAAAAAATTATACGTCCACTGGACAAAAAATTAATCAGGTAAAGACAGAATTTAGGAATTTGGGATTGCTTGTTAAATCTGGGGATAAGTTTATTCCAAAGTTATATTTGATAGCTTCAGTAAATGATAGAAAAGAACTATTGGCAGGATTGATTGATACTGATGGATCAATTGATGAATTTGTTAGTAAGTCTAAACAATTGGCAGAAGATTTTTGTTTTTTGATTAGAAGTTTAGGGGGAAAAGCAACATTATCAGAGTCCTATAAGACTTGTCAAACTGGAGCAATTGGAAGATATTGGAGGGTTTATTGGAGATTAAATTGTGAACTTCCTTTATCATTAAAATATAAGAATCCAGAACGGAATTTAAATATAAACTATACTCGACGAGTTATTAAAGATATAGTTCCTATTGGTGAAGAAGAGACAGTAAACATTACAGTAGATCATCCAGATCATAATTTTATTGGTGAAAATTGGATTGTTACTGGTAATAGTGGCAAGACGGTAGCGGGAGCAATAGAATGTATTTGGGCAGGTTTGGGTATACATCCATTTTTGGATTATCCAAAACCCCCATTGAATATTCGTATTTGTAGTGTTGACTTTCATGGGATAAAGGATATTATCTTGCCTGTAATGCGTGAATGGTTGCCTAGTGGAAGCATAAGAAGATATTGGGCTGAAGATAGGATTTTGGAATTAACAAATGGAACCCAATATGATATGAAATCTGATGATCAAGATTTAGAGAAGTTTGAGGGGGTTGGGCGCGACATCTGCTGGCATGATGAGGAACCGCCGCAGGCTATTTACCAAAGTAACTATATGAGGACTATTTTTAATAGGGATGGGGTTCCCCAAAATGGAAAGATATTAATTACTTCGACCCCCCTTCACGGCATGTCGTGGATTTATGATACTCTTTATGATAATCCAGAAGCAGTTCCTCCGTATGTGGAATATTGGCATGTATCTATTTATGATAATCCACATTTGGATAAGGCTGCTATTGATGCAATTCTTAAAGATCCAGCCATGAAGGACAATATTGAGGCGGCTGTATTTGGTAAATTTGTATCGAAGTCTGGGCTTATTTATAAAGAATTTAGCGAGAAGCATATTATTAAACCAACTTCTCCAATACCAAAAGATTGGTTAATTGTTTTGGGTATTGATCCTCATGACCGCAATCCCCATGGGGTTGTATTTATGGGTCTCACAAAAGAGAATGTATGGATTGTATTTGATGAAATTTTAGAAACATGTATCTTGTCTGAGTTAGTTGCCAAGATTAAGGCAAAATTGGGGACAAGATGGCCACCTAATTTAGCCATAATTGATACATCGGCAAGTTCTCCCCAGTCAATTACTGGTAGAAGTGTTAAAGAAGAATTGACACAGAAATATGGGCTTTATGTTATTGATGCTCATAAAGATGTTTTGGCAGGGCGGTTAAAAGTTGCTGGGTTATTAAATCCAGGGACGGGGAAGGACGGTAAACCGCTACTTCCTAAGTTATATGTGCAAGAAAATTGTAGGCAGCTTATTAGGGAATTTCGGCACTATTGCTGGTCGGATTGGCATTCCGTTCGCCAGAGGGATACAAGTAATCCAAAGGAAAGGCCTCTAAAACGCGATGACCATTTGCTCGATTGTTTTTCTGAACAAACTCAAATACTTACGCAATCTGGGTGGAAAGAATTTAAAGATATAGATAAGGAAAATGAAATAGTAGCCACATTAAATCCCAATAATTGGAATTTGGAATATCAGCAAATAACAGGTTATGTGGAGAAGGAATATGAAGGTAAAATGCTTCATTGTGATGGGGTTACAACGGAATTTTGTGTAACACCTACTCATAGACTATATAGTAGTAGGCAATATAATTATAAAAAAGCCAAAAATTATAAGTTTGAACTTGGAACAATTGATACTTTTGGAATAGAGTTTCCTATTAAAAAGGATGCTATTTGGAAAGGAAAAGAACAGTTAATATTCTATCTTCCAGATATAGAAGGCAATGTGAATTGTAGACGATTTTTTGAAATAAATATGAATGATTGGCTGGAATTTTTGGGGGTATACTTGGCTGAGGGATTTTCGTCAAAGAGCCATTATCAGGTACTCATTACTCAATTTCCCAATTCAAATTATTTTGAATCAATAAAACGGATTTTGGATAGATTGCCATTTAATTTTAAATATGATGAACGGCAAAAAAGATTTTATTGCATGAGCAAGCAACTATATGAATATGTTTTAAAATTGGGAAATTCTCGTACTAAATATATTCCCAGAGAATTCCTACAATTGTCTACAGATCATCTAAACCACTTATTGTTTGGTATGATGATTGGAGATGGGACTATTGATCCGTATGGAAATTATGTTAAATATGATTCTGTCTCTAACCAACTAATTAATGATGTTCAAGAATTGCTTTTAAAAACAAATAGGTATGGAAATGTTCATGTTTATTTTTATCCAGAAATGATTTCTCCAACTAATGGAAAGTTATATACGGATTGTAGTCCCTGTTGGAGGATATGGTTTAGTACTAGAAAGGGATATACTACAGTTAATAGAAAACGCAATATAAAAGAAATAGATTATAAAGGTAAGATATATTGTGTGGAAGTACCAAATCATATAATTTACGTGCGACAAAATGGGAAAGGTATGTGGAGCGGAAATAGTCTTCGCTATGTAACTATGAGCAACCTTGTGTATCGGCCTCCTGAATTTACAGTAAAGCCACGAATTCCAGAAGTGCCATCTCCAACGGGATATTTTTAATGGATGAAATGGCATTAAGTTTAATAGTTGCATTGATAATCCGGTTATTGTTATATAAACCCATGGTGCGGGGAGAGGGTTGATGAAGATAACAATTAATATAATTCCCCATTCTCAAATGCGATATGATACTTTAGATGATTGGCAAATGGATGGAGATAATATTACCTTTCAGATAGCAGATACTGGCAATAATTTATATACCAAAATAGTTTTGATTCATGCGCTGGTTGAACAACTTCTTACAGAAGCCAAGGGGATTTCAGAAGAAGAGATAACTAAATTTGATATGGATCATCCAGATAGTCCAGAACCTGGATTAGAGCAGGATGCTCCCTATCGATCAGAGCATTTATTGGCCGAAGGTATTGAGAGATTAATTTGTGCTTATTTGAATATTCCATGGAGAGAGTATAATCAAGGGGGGTACAATGAGTAAATTTGGAGAGGAACTTCAAATGATTGCCATTTCATTTAAGAAACAGATGTCTCAACCTCTATGTGAAAAGATAACAGAGGAGATAGTTAATAAGATTGGTTTGCACTGTATTCCTGGTTTGATAAAGTATTCTTATCCTTATGAAAGTAAGGGGGGTAAGGGGTATACTCTAATACAACCCATTACAGAATCTATGGTGGCATGGGATATCTGGACTGATCATAAAGGAGGATACCTTTTTTTGATTTCATGTAAAAGATTTAACCCAGAGGAAGTATTTGAGATTTTAAAGAGATATAAGTTAAAATTAATAAATTGTGAACCAATGGTGTTGAGATTGGTATGATTCAAAATTACCAGACTAAGTCTGTGTGCGTCTATGATCAAGGATTATTTGTTGAACTTGCTGTTCGTTTAGCTAAAGATTTTGGGCAAGTATATTACTTTAGCCCATGGGAATCTGCATTTCCTAAATCCAATGATATTCTAATAGGTAAGGGCATTCCTGGAGTAGAGAGAGTTAATAATTTCTTTGACATTATAGATAATGTAGATTTATTTGTTTTTCCCGACATATATTCTGGATCTATACAGAAATATCTTGTAGAGAAGTGTGGTAAGAGAGTTTGGGGAAGTCGTTATGGGGACTCCTTAGAGCTTTATAGAAAAGAAACTAAAGAATATATGAAGAGTATTGGAATTGATATTGGTCCTTATGAAGTAATAATTGGATTAAATGCTCTGCGGGAATACCTAAAAGAACATGAACATCAGTGGGTAAAAATTAGTTTCACTCGCGGAGACATGGAAACTTTTGAAGCAGAAAACTATGATACTATTGAACCCAAACTAGATGAGCTTGAACACAATCTTGGGGCCAAGAAAGAGATAATGGAATTTATAGTAGAGGATGCAATTCCAGCCGATATAGAAATTGGGTATGATGGGTACACAATAGATGGGAAATTTCCATCTCAAGGAATGTGGGGATTGGAAATTAAAGACAAAGGATATATTGGAGTTTTCTCAACTTATGAAGATATGCCAAAGCAGATCTGGGATATCAACAAAAAGTTAGAACCCGCTTTACGTAATTATCAATATAGAAATTTCTTTAGTACAGAATTTAGGATGGGAAAAGACAAGATCCCATATGTAATTGATCTTTGTTGTAGAGCTGGATCTCCCCCAAGTGAGCTTTACCAGAACATGTATACGAATTTAGCAGATATTCTATGGTTCGGAGCAGAGGGGAAAGTTATTGATCCCATACCCGCGGGTAAGTATGGGGCAGAAATGTTAATTCATTCGGCTTGGGCCGATAAGAACTGGCAGGCTGTAAACTTTCCAGAGAAGATTAGAGACCAAGTTAAATTTCGTAATTTGACTATCATCAATGGAAAGTATTATGTGGTTCCACAAGCCATTGGACTTCCAGAGATTGCTGCAGTAGTTGCTATTGGAGATTCTGTAGAGGAAGTAATTAAAGGGGTTCAAGAACTAGCCAAACAAGTTACTGGTTATTATATTGATATTTTTCCAGACTGTTTGGATACTGCACAGGAAGAGATTGATCGGCTTAAAAAAATGGGAATTACGTTAAAGCCTAGTGTGCGAAAAGCGTCTGATATAAAAATGAGCGATATATTAAAGAGGGTGTAATATGTATGGGTAGTGGTATAATGCCACTGTTATGGGGTGCGGTATTATTATTTATAGCATCGCCATTTGATGATCTTTTAATATTTGCGTTAATTATATGGTTATTTAAATGAGGTGAGATAAATGGCAAAAGTAAAAGTTGAGAAAGTAGTTGAATCAAAGGAAAAGACGATTAGTCCTAGTTTCTTTACTACTGACGATCTTCCCAGACAAGACGGTTCTGTAGAGGCAATATTGGCCAAAGTTAAGAGAGATGGTCATTATTCTTTATTCCAAGAAGATCCAATTAATGAAATTTATCCATTAAGTATTGAAATGGATACTAAACCAGATTCTTCTGAAGAACCAAAGGTGAAATAAATGGCAGAAACCACATTCTTAGATTGGACAAAGAAGAAAACTGAGGAAGTAAAAAAAACTACATATCAAACCATAGTAGATACTATGGATTCCATAATTCCAGGGTTTAGTGAAGCCCGAAAGGGCCTTGAAGAACAAAAACGTAGGATAGAGCAAGGTTCCGAAAGGACGGGACAAAATAAATAAGGTGGTAAAATGGCACGAGAAGTGGATAAAGATCCTGTAAATTACGTTTCTGAATTATATAATAGTGCTAAAATGTGGCGAAAGCCATATGAGGATCGCTGGAAAAAGTTCTATAAGTTGTATCGTAGTTACAGGGATAAAACCGTATATCCTTATAAGAGTAATATTTTTGTACCCTATATCTTTTCAATTGTAGAGTCTGTGGTTCCCAAAATGTTAGGAACCATTTTCAATACACGCCCTATTATTTCAGTACAGCCACGGAAGGGATCAAGTGCAGCACTAGCGAAAGTGATGGAACGGGTACTTGAATTTCAGTTAGATGATGAGCAACTAGAATTTTTTACAAAGATATTGGAGTTCTTTAAAGAATGTGCCATATATGGAACTTCCTTTATGAAAGTTATTCCCAGATTTAATGATGATGAATTGGCCACTTTCAATTATATTGATATAGAACCAATTGACTTATTCCATGTGTTTCCTGATTCTAGGGCCAAATCTGTTCGTAGAATGAAGTATATAATTCAATTATCTTATATGGACTATGAGGAGCTTGAACAGTATGGCAGACAGGGATTTTATAAGAATGTTAAAGATTGTCAAGATTATGTAGAAGGGATGATAAATGTTGATTCCTATAAGCGTGAGAGATTAACAGATGTAGGAATTTTAGATGAGTATGGATATGATGCCACACGAAAAGTCATAGAGGTTTTGGAATATTGGGATAAGGATAACATTTATACCATTGGGGCCCGAAAAGTTATATTAAAAGAGGAAAAGAACCCATTTGGGGGACTGCTCCCATTTATTATGGCTCGTTACATCCCAGTCCAACACGAGCTTTATGGGATTGGAATACCAGAAGTGTCAGAAGTTTTACAGGAAGAATTAAATACAGTTAGAAACCAAAGGATGGATAACGTTAACCTCATTATCAACCGGATGTTTGTTGCAAATAAATATGCTGATATCAATTTTGATCAATTAGTATCCTATCCAGGAAATGTTATTTTAACAAATGATGTGAATGCTATTCAACCGTTGGATACTAGAGATATTACAAAATCTGCCTATATGGAAGAGGAGATTATCAAAAGGGATATCGACAATTGTACTGGAGAATGGGAATATTCGAGAGGTGCCATGCCTCCAAGAAAAGAAACGGCAACTGGAATTGTAAGATTGCAACAAGCATCTAATGTAAGATTTGATACTGTTGTAAAGATGTTGGAATTTACAGTTATTAGGCATATTGCGAAGATGCTTTTGTGGTTGGATTACCAGTTTTTGCCAAAAGAGGATTTGAAGGCCATTCTTGGTGCTGAGGATTATGTTAGGTTAAATGCCGAAACTTTTTATGCCCAAGATGTAGAAACAATGTTAAAGCAATATAATTTCCAGCCGATGGGTTCATCTACTACGGCCATTAAGGAAGTTAGAATACAACAAATCATGCAAGCATATAAATTATTTAATCAGGATCCAATGATCAATCAGATGGCCTTAAGAAAGATGGTCATTGATGTATTGGATCTAAAAAATGAAAATGAGTTATTACAAGTGCCACCTCCCTCACCAATACAACCAGGAGCAGGAGGCCTACAGCCAGGGGCTCAAGGCCAACCGAGTGGAGGACCGGCGGCCAAAGGACCGCAACCGCCTCAGCCACCTGCGCCTCCCCAACCTGGACAAAAATTTCAAACTCCAGTTGAACAAATGGCTCAATTAGCAAGAATAGCTGGTGGAGGTTTGATCAAAAAGGGTGGGGCTGGAATGCCTGAACAGGCAGCAAATGCGATGTAAGGAGAAATTATGACAGATCGAAAAGATCTTCTTTTGCAGGGGGAGACTCCAGAAAAGCCCGTTTTCCAACGGGATGAATCAAGCCTTGCTGAGTTTACAGATAAAGGAACCGCATACTCGATATTAAAAGAGAGTCGCGGTTGGAAAATGTTATTAAATGAATTTATTACCCCTCGTAAATCATTAGATAGGTTCTTAAGGACTAAAACAGGCCAGGAGCGTCACGAGGTCTGGGGTGCCTTAAAAGAACTCGATGAATTGATTAGTTTTATAGAGGGAAGAATAAAAGAAGGCAATGATGCTGCAAAACAGCTTAAGGCCTTGTACAACAAATAAGGGAGGACATTATGGCTAAGAAAAGTTTAGAGGACCTTGCTAAGGACGTTTTAAGTTCTCAGGAAGGTCTTAAAAGTTTGGAAGATTTAGAATCGCTGTTTGCGCCAGACACACCGGCTGTCACGGCAACACAACAGCTTACTGCTGCGCCAGTATCAGCGCAAAATGCATCGGCTCCACCTGTGATTCCTGCACAACCCCCGGCAGCACCAGGACCGGAACAACCGATATCTCTGGAATCCATCCCTGAGAAATTCAGAGATAAAGACTTGAACTCATCCCTATCTAAATGGGAAAAGAGTTATGCAGAACTCGAAAGGGAACTTAAAAAACAGAAGGAAGATGTGGCTAATTTGAACAATCTCGTAAAGACTTTGTCAGATAAAGCCAAGATTCCAGAACCAATTGCAACAACTCCACCTATTCCTGCACCTGTTCAACAGTTGCCAGAAGACGATGTGGAGGATTCTATGTTTTTTGATAAACCTAAAGAGGCTTCTACTAAGGTTGCAGCCAGGGTTGCTGCCGCTGCCATTATCCAATACCATACGGCAATGGAAAGGCAAAAGTTTGTAGATAACTTTAAAGCGCAGCATCCTGACTTCGAGAATTATCGAGAGGATATGTTTGCTATTCTTAAAACAAGGCCAGACCTGGATCAAAACCCAGCGAACTTGCCAACGGTCTTTGAGATGGCCAAACAACGCTATGCGAAACGCCTTGAAGATATGAAGACGGCAATGGGCATTCCATCACCATCACCTGTTCCTACATCTACATCTACATCCACTCCTGTAATAACTGAGGAGCAAATGGAAGCTATGGAACAACGGATGATGGAAAAAGCCAAGGCAGCTTTGTTAGAAGAGGCTAAAAAGAGACGAGCTACCCAGGGAACTTTGGGTGGAAGTACAACCACCCCAGCTGAAAAAGCTACACCTACGCAGACGGTGAAACCTAAGACTGAGGATGAAGTTATCTTTGATGAGATACTGGCATCTGGGCCAAAGGCTGCGAATTTCTTAAAAGAATGATAGAAAGGGGGTGTATTTGTCAATGGCACAGTCAATGATTACTGGAGCTACCGGTTCACAAAACATGGCTTCTGGCCAGAAGGTTATTGATATGGCGGATGGAAACCCTAATGATTTCAATAAGTTAGGTTGTGTCATTGTTCCTAAAATCTTGTCCGCCATATAAAAATAAAGCTCTCTTCAATGCTGGGAGAGCTCCAAAAAATCATTACCCCAAAGGAGGAAAAGTTAATGAACATGGAGCAAATCAGCAGGGAACAACTTGATAAAGAACAGTTAGGGTGGCTTGCGGGAATTATTGATGGAGAAGGATGCATTAGTGTAGGAATTTATGATCGTAAATGCAAATCCTATCCAAATCATAAACGCAATAAACCCTATTGTAAAACTCTTCAAACTACTTTAACAGTCTCCAATCATGATGTTAGGGTAATTAAAAGAGTTAGTGAGATTTACAAAAAATTAGGAGTTGGATTCTATTATAGTACAGCAAAAAAGAAAGATAATGGTACCTGGATAATAAATATTAATACTACGGGAAAAGGTACTACAAGGAAAGCTCTTTTGGCTGTACGTGATCAATTAGTATCAAAAAAAGAACAGATGGAACTACTCCTACAATTAATTGAATATCGGGAAAGTTTAGGATATCAGGGAAAAGGAAGTCTTGGTATTTGTAACGATCCCAAAATTCAATGGTATGTAAATCGCATAAGAGAACTCAAACATGAGTTTCCAAGTTTACCCTCAGAGACTAAGCGGAGAGCCAATCAGATTTTGGAATTCTGATTGATGATATAGTCCGATACATACTGGTGACAGTACGTTAACTTTTGAAGATCTACTTATTGGAGCCTAACGCTGCACCTTTGTATGTGCTCGTCTCAAAGTTAAATAAACGAGTCGCGATCAATACGACCATTTATTGGCTCGAAGACGTTCTTAACCCTTCGTGGGCTACACTAAACGGTGCAACTTCAGCAGGAAGTTCTAACATCGTAGTTCACACTGGCGAGGGCTACTACTTTAACATATCAGATTTAGTTAAAGTCCCTAGCACAGGTGAGATTATGTATGTTACTGCAGCCAGCGTTTCTACTGCCTTCTCGGCAACTAGAGGATATGCTGGATCTACTGCAGCTTCCGCTGCTGATGATTCTGATTTAGTGATTATTGGTTCCGCATTTGAGGAAGGTTCAGCCTACAGCGCACTATCTACAGTTAGTACCAAAACGACTTCGGCAACCAACTATTTACAGATTTTCCGTAAAGCAGTTGAGATTACGAAGACTATGGCGAACGTAGAGCTGTATGGAGGAGAGGACCGACCTTATCAGAGAAAGAAGAAAGGTATCGAATTAATGAGAGACCTGGAAAGAACTTTCTTGTTTGGGAAACCATATCAAACCACGAGTGGCGTTACACATGCTCGTAGAATGTGCGGTGGAATTGAATCTTTTATTTCTACCAACTCTACGGCAGCTGGCGGGGCTCTTACTGAAACAGAATTTGACGGGTTCTTAAGAACAGTTTTTAGATATGGGTCTTCTACCCGATATCTATTCTGCGCACCTATCGTTCTGTCTGTTATATCACTGTGGGCACAAGGGAAGCTAAATATGTTCCCGAAGGACCGAACTTACGGTATAGCAATTTCTCAGTATCAGTCCGCACACGGAACGGTCAACTTAGTTAAAGAGCTTATGTTAGAGAACGCAGGTGGGGTATCCAGTACTTCTTATTATGGGGGCTATGCATTCGCCATTGAGTTGGAGGATCTCATTTATCGTTACCTACAAAATAGGGACGTCCAAATGGAGACCGATATCCAGCATCCAGGTGATGATTACTACAAGGATCAAATATTAGGTTCTTGTAAAAGGCTACTTAATCGGTGGATCTCCTTTTTTAAAAAGGACAATACCGAGGGAAGGAATTCGATCATACAGCATGTAACGGAGGTGTTTCCTATGAAACTTAAAGATGCCGCCCGTTTGGGCATGTTAATTGAAACAGAAGGTTATATACAAGTTCTTAGACCATATAAGAGAAAAGGAGAAAATTGTTTGAGATCTCCACATATAAATGTTAGTATAACTAATACTGATATGGGTCTCTTGAGTTGGGCAAAGATAGTTTTAGAAAAAGAACTTGGACATGAATTTAAAGTATATTCTGTTTCTAATTCAGATAAGATAAGGACAAAACAATGCTATCGTTTAGTAATTTCTAGATTTGACGATATTCAAAAAATATTGAATATAACAAGAGGTTTGATGCTAGGAATTAAGAAAACGATTGCAGACTTAATTTGTAGTTTTTTAAACTACAGAAAGACTTTTGAAAAGCCAAATGGATATGTTCATAACAAGACATATTCAGAAGTATTTAATAGGCTAATCAATAAAGTAGACAAAATAAAACAAACGTATGATCAAATTTTGCCTGTAACGACTTTACGCAGCCCAGATCATAATGATCAGAAGATAAAGTCTGAACTTATCAGTAATGATAAGAGGCCGATAGAAATATCTGGTCAGCACGTGAGTGCTTAACATTATTGCAATACCTGGCAGAAGTGGGGATGGAGTTTCATAATGAGCAGAAGCACGGTGTTCTCACTGGTGTAACCTCATGATCGTAAGATTATAAGGTTTCTAACTAGTTTTTTAAGGCCTTTAGAATGGGCAAATACACATGGAGGCGCCAATAGGTTCTGAAGTGTTTTCATTCTTACAAAAGGAGGTATCATGAATAGAAAAGATACTGAATCAGTAAATCCATTAATAAAATATATAGCAGGTCTTTTTGACGCGTTGGGTACTGTCAAAATAGAGACCCCGCGAAATGCGGAAAAACCATCTCTTTATATTTGGATAACATCAAGACATTGGGAACTTATGGAGGTGCTCCAAAAGTTTGGAGCCTATGTTGGGCGCAAGGCCGATGGGCAATGGAGAGCCAAATGGAGAGATTATCATGCCTATAGGATTTTAAAATCAATCCTTCCTCACCTTATCATTAGGAAGGATCAAGCTGTAGTTGGAGTGGAGTTTTTGGAAAATCGAAAACAAGATCCAACAGGCGAAGATGATGTGATTTACAGACTGCGTTTAAAACTTTTGAAAAAGGCTGATGAACATGAGTCTGAAAGGCTATAAACAATCATCAAATATTCCACAGATGGTAAAATAGTTCCATCGAAGGAAATAAGGAGGAAACAAAATGAGATTTGTATCAAAAAGACGAGAAGCAAGAGTTGTAATAAAACCCACTGATAGAATTATTGATGAACAAAGGCGGGTAAGTATTGTACGAGGGAAAACGGCTGAATTTAGAAATTTCAGGTACCGTACCGATGATCCTGAAATAATTGAAGCTTTATTACATCATCCAGAATATGGATTGTCATTTGTATCCGCTGAGCCTGGCGAGGCAGTGCAAAAACCTGCGCCTGTAATCTTTGAAACCGATGATTCAATTAGAGATAATTCAGTTAAAATGATTCAAGGGGCTAAAGCTACAGTAGATAGGCCAATGGAAGGAATACCATCTCAAGTAGCTGTTATTACTAAGGATGAAGTAGTACAACTAGTTGACGAGAAGATGAGATCATTGGATAACAAATTGGACAATTTGATTTTAGCCATCCGTAGCCAAGAGGATGCCCAAAAGATTCCCAAGGCCAAGAAAGAGTTTCATTGTCCCATTTGCCATGAAGAATTCCCATCTGGTGTTGCAGTTGGGGTACATAAGAAGAAAGCCCATTCGGAATTAAAAAAGGAATAAAAATAAATGAGGAAGTAACCTTCCCCATTTTTAATGAGGTGAATTTTCTGTGATTTATAGTGATCTTCAGAGTAGAGTGGTAGATTATCTTGATAGATCCGATTTAACTACCAAAATTCAAAATTGGATTAATGATACACGTAGGGATCTATCCTTAAAGTATCCTTTTAAATATTTATATCAAGAAGCCACCACATCTACATCCGCAGCCACAGCCACTTATGCCTTGCCTGCCGATTACTTAGGCCATCTAAGTGTTTGGTGTGGCAATAAGAAAATGGTTAGGCTAACTGGCAATGAAGCGGATGAGTTGGCAATTACTGACGTGGATGCTACAGCTGTTGTTAGAACACTTACCTTTGAACCAGATACTACAGTCAGCATTGACTCTGCATCAGGTCCTCCCGACTATTACATTGATAGAGGAATGAAAATTGAACTCTATCCTATTCCAGATCAAACCTACACTTTGACAATAAAATATTATGCCCAGCCAGCTGCTTTTAGTGTGGATAGCGATTATGACTATATTTCTACCTTCCATTTTGAGGCCATTATTTGGGGGGCGGCATTACGTGGCGCCATGTTTTTGGATGATAAAGAAAAGTTGGTGGCATTTGGTACTGCTTATGACAGAGCCATTAAGGAAATGATTCAAAGGGAAATGATGTTTGAGAAACAGGATCAACATTTTAGACTTAGAGATTGGCGGGATTATGATCTAACCACATTTAAGCGACTATATAAGGTTAAAATTGAGTGAAATAATGGAAGATGTTACTAGTAATATTCAACTTTTGGCAAATAAGGTTCTTTTGGTTCCCACCATTAGTGACCTTTCTAATGCTGTGCATGATCATACGAATGACGCTGGTGGGGGAATCCTTTCGGCTTCCTGTTTATCCGACCCACTTACAGCCATTAGTGTGCATTCTACTACGGTTACAGCTACCACTGTATCAACAGCTACCTTTAGTGGAGGAAGTGCGGAAATAGGTACAGGTTCACACGGAATGCAGATAAATTCGTCTGTCTCCGACAACTTTAATCTCTTTACCTATACCAATACGCCCAACCCGAACTGGTCTATTGGCTATGGCAATGGATCCGGTAGTCCGGATGCTTCTAAAGAATATATTACGTCGAATGCGGGTCATATCTCATTTATGAACAGCAACGTCGGCATCGGGACGACGGGTGAATTTGGCGGTGGGGCTAAAGTTATTGGTATAGCTAATGCTGCAACTGCACCCAGTTCTAATCCTACAGGCGGCGGAGTCTTATATGCTGAGGCAGGCGCTTTAAAATGGAGAGGAAGTTCAGGAACAGTTACTACAATCGCTTCTGCTTAAAGGAGAAATAAGAATGAATAAAGAAAAACTTCAGGCAAGAATTGAAGAATTAAAGAAGCAAAATGATGAGGCTAATCAAATAATGGTTCAGTTAGATCAAAAAAGAAGCCAAGTTATCCAAGAAATGTTGGTTAGAAATGGAAGGATTTTAGGTCTTGAAGAAATTTTGGGATGGCTGGGAAATTAAATGAATAGAAAAACTCTTCCAGTGGGAATGACTATAGTTAAAGATGGATAGAAACCTATAAACTGAATAGAAAGGAATAAATTTATGTATTATCCCATAACACGGGCATCGTTGAATTTAACAAGAGCCTGCCCCCTAGCTTGCTCCTACTGCTTCACAAATGGGTGTAGATCGGGGGATTTAAGCGAAGAAATGGGGAAACGGGCTATAGATTTCTTATTTGAGGGGGCTTCCCAATGCCAAGGAAGAGACAGAAATGTAGAGATAAGTTGGTGGGGGGGAGAGCCTCTGTTAAAATGGAGCCTATTAAAGAAGTTAACCCTATATGCAGAAGATGTATCAAGAAAGAGTGCCATTCCTGTATCTTTTGGTGGCACGACTAATGGTCTTCTACTTACTCCAGATAAGTTTGATTTTCTTGATTCTCACCATACATTCTTTATGGTTAGTTTTGATGGAACCAAGGAAACCCATGATTATTATAGGAAGTCGGCCCAAGGAGTTGGATCTCATAAGATTGTAGAAAGAAATTTGAAGGCGGCATTAATACGATGGCCATTTTATAGAACAAGAATGGGGCCTTTTGTAGAGCGTATAGATCATTTTTTTGAGGATTGTAAATATACTTTTGATTTAGGTGTAACCTATTTAATGTTTTCTCCAGTGTATGAAGGTAATTGGACAGAGGAGAAGTGGAAGATATTTGAAGATCAGTGTATGAAAGTTGTGGATTATATGGCGGAATTACGAGCACAGGGTAGAAAAGTTGATATAGAACATTTTAGATCCTATACAGGAAAAGACAATAGTAGATGGGCTTGTGGGGCTGGGCGCCAATATGTTGGAGTGGATATTGATGGTGCTATTTATCCCTGTCACCGTTACAATAAGTTCTCTGATAATAGACCTTGGCAAGAGAAGGAAGTTTGCATTGGGCATGTTGAACATGGGATTACGAGACCAGAATTTCGACAGATATTTATTGATGGGGACCATAGTCTATGTGGAAAATGTCCCAGATTGGAGGATACACCTTGTCATGGGTCCTGTCCTGCTGTGAATTACGATTTTACGGGAAATCCAATGAAACCTCATTTAGGTGCCTGTAGATATGTCGAGATGCAAAAACGAGTATCAAAATATTATAAGGAGAAAATTATGGATAAGGAAGAAGGGGTGCAAACAAGTTGTATGCCCTATAATGGGCCAGATAGATCCTGTGATTGTTATAATGCCAATTACACTGGTCCAATTAAACCAAAAAAATTAACAGATGAAGTAATTGCCATGCTGTTACAAGATTTGAATGCCAGAGTGGCAAAATTAGAGGCAAAGTCAAATGGGTGAGAAGCCAAAATCTAGAACAACCATTCCAATGAATAAGCATACTAGTGGGTTACATGATGGACATAGACAGCTTATTAAATTAGCCCATACAATTGGAGATCGAGTTGTAGTCCCAATGTTATTTAATGTACGAGATTGGTACGCCTACCTCATTGATGGAATTGTTCCTCAAGTAAAGGAAACCAATATTGATAAGCAATTAAATGAATTGACTGTTTATAATACGCATCCAATGGTTATGCCTTTCTATGAAATTCCTTTGGAAAAGAGATTAGAATGGAGGCATAAGGCCGAAGGAGTATTGGAGAAATTTCAGCAATATCTTTGTACCCCCTCTTATCAAAGATTTGCTCTTGCATTAGCCATGGATTTATGCCGACAAGTTGAGCGGTCTAAGGGCAATGTTAAATATATGGTAAAAGGTCCAGAATGGCATTCATTTTTGATTAAAGCCATCAAACCGTTATTGGGAAGTCCTGTAGAAGTTATAATCTATAATAAGATTGAAAAGCATAAAGAAAGTAAAATTAAATTACAAGGTGGTTTATCTAAAATAGATCCTGTACATTATCCTGAAATTTATAGGTTAAAATCTGTAATGGAAGGAGCAAAGGATCGGTTTATAATTGGTAGTAATGAGAAGTTGGTTGAAGAATTGAACGCTGCCTATTATAGTAGGCCTTGGAAGATTGTTAGTATTACAGTATTTGAAGGTGGAATAATTCCAGGAAGATTGGAAACGATGCAATTTATGTTTCCTAATCCCAAAGGTGGATCAATTATACTTGAAGAAGTAAATTATGAATTATAAAGAACTTAGTCAATTTGTTAGATTCATTCCAAAAGACGGATTAACAATCTTTCCTGATCTTGTCTATAGGGATGTAAATGATATTTCTGAAAAAGAAAGATTCGCTACTAAGAAGATATTTGGGGAAGATCCAGAATACACGGTGTTATCTAATATGGGAAGTTATGTTCCTAAAGGTACAGAATATAGGATACGACTTTGCACTTATGTTTATAAGGGAACAGACCATATTGGAAATATAATGTTTACTGAATTTTTGGATAATCCGAATGGATATGAGAAGAAAGATTTCCATTATGTAAAGTGGATTGAAGAAAAGTATAGGCATACAAAGTATTCTAGGTATATAATTGGTGATTTAATTCATATTCTATTTAAATCTGGAATAGCAAATAGATTGTATTCATATATGCCAGCAAAAAATACCCAAAGCACTTTCTTTTTTGATCAAATTGGGCAGGATGCGCCTTGTGTGAGCAAGCGATATCCTTCGGATAGTCCAGATGTTCAAAAATATATCCTCTCGAAAGGTGTTGTTGCAGATTTTCCAGTTAAATATGTATTAATTGAATTTAATGGGGATATATACCGAGATATGGATTTGGAAGAATATCTGATGGCATCCCCTAATAGAAAAATAGAAGATGTTCGTAAGTGGTTGGTTGAAATGAACAAGGCCGCTAAAATGGTAAAGGATACTTTTTATGGATGCTCTTCAAGTTAATGTCTACCTCACAAGCCATTGTACACGATATGGGCGTAATAGATGTTCAGATTGTTATTATCCTATAGATGGCAAGATGTCGCGGCATATGGCAATGGACATTGGGGTATGGATTAATAAATTAGCTAAAATAGAAAATGTAAAGCTATTTAAAGCTCATTTCCTAGGGGGAGAACCTCTTTTAAATCCAGATGCTTTATTAATGTTGTTAATATTACTGCACGATTTGCCTTCTCATCCCGATGGGAAGTTTGTGATCTTTACGAATGGGGATCTATTAGATGAGTATATCCTAAAAGTTTTAAAACGTTGGCAAGTTAAAATATTATTGAATCCAACTAATTTACCTTTAGATGAAGTTAGAAGAAGAATGGAATTAATAAAGTCCGTCTGTGGCGGTGTGAGTCTTGCAATCGTTGCCGATATGGCCAATCTAGCACGCTTGAGAGATTTGGCCGAGTTGGCGGTTGAATTCAATGGCCATATTAGAATCAACCGCCTCTACCACGGCGGTTCGATTTCTGGATATGTTGAGGAATTTGGACGACAAATGCACAAAGTATTTGATGTGTTACTAAGTTCAAAATTTGTAATGTGGCCTAATTTCATATTAGAAAGCACTTATCCCCTATGGGAAGGGCCAAAGAATTGTCATTCCTGTGGCAAATGGCTTTTAATAATAGATCCTAATGGGGATATACGCAGTTGTAATGCAGATATGGATACCAAAATTGGGCATATTTCCACACATACAAGGATGTCGGATTTTAAATTTCCACAACGATGGTCAAGTAAGAACTTAGAAGAGTGCAAAGGATGTGAATGGGCTAATGGTGGATGGTGCCAAGGAGGATGTCCCCTAAGCCGTAAATTGGCATTTGGAACTTATAATCACAAAACCCCATTTTGCGAAGTTTATAAAACTCTTTTCCCACGATTGCAGGAGTTAGTTACGAGGTGGAAAGAAAAGCATGGTTTGGAATAAAGACTATCCTACATCTACAGTATCCCCATCTGCCAGCACGCTTGGTTTAACCGGAAATTGGAAAGCTTTAGAAGATTGGTGGGGAGTAGAACATACTACCTTAACTAGCGCCTCAAGTGGACATCATACTGCCCAAAATATAAGTTTGGTTTGTGTGGCTGCCACTTCTGCCATATCGGCTCTAAGTTCTCCTGGAACAGGAGCATTGGCTTATGATACCACTAAAGGTGAACTAGAGGTATACCGAACAGCCGGTTGGGGTAAATTAACCGAATCCTATTGGTCTCGTGTTAGAACAGTATTTCTTTCTGCATCCATTTCGACAGCTACATGGACAAAGTTGACGGAGAAACGTACTGTCGAAGAAGATCAATACGATACTTTGAGTGAATTTGCTAGCAGTAGTGGAAGTGCAAGTATAAAAGCAACTGGAACTTATTTTGTACTTGGTACATGCAGATTTCCAACAACATCAAATAATTATTTGGTAGGGGTTGCTATATATAAAAACGGGTCTGCCGTAGCAGTTCATCGGGGATATGGGGCAGGAGTGCGAAGTACAGAAGTTTTTGATATTCTATCTCTTACGGCAGGAGATAGACTTGAGGTTTATTGTTATCATAACGCCGGAAGCAATATAACCATTGTTGGCGGAAGTTTACAGTTTACTAAATTATCATAGGGTGATTTAATGGTTTGGAATAAAAGTGTGCCAGTTACTGGTACAAATATAACTAGTGCTCCAAATATTTTTGAGGGTAATTGGACAGCTTTGGAGGGCATAACTGGGGAGGAGCATTATACATTTACAAATGCCCTATCTGGCCGCCATAAACCAGGGGAATGGCCTGTATTCTTTTCAAGTACCACTTCAGGTATTACTGCCGTAACCTCTCCCGGAAGCGGAGCATTGGCCTGGGATACTACTTTAGGATTAGGCAAAATATATGATGGAACTTCTTGGGGCCAAGTCAGCATGTTGGTTCATAGTAGGGTTAGTGCATATCGAAATGGGGATAAGACATTGACCACTACGGATGAAATAGTAGTGCCCTTTGATACAAAGACATTTGATTCTTTAAGTGAATTTAGTACCACAACATATACATTTACAACTACGACTGCTGGATATTATTTAATAAAAGCACAATTATCAATTATTCCATCAAAAGGCGGAATAGATTATGATATGAGCGTTAAACATACAGATGCCGCAAGTGCTACAATACTACAAACACATGCATATAGATATTCAATGTCTACAGATGAAATGGTGATGGAAAAGGTTACACTTCTTCCATTATCAGTTGGAGATAGGATATCAATTATTATACAACCAGGTACTGCAAATGCTGGAGTAATAGCTGGTGGAGCAGATAGAACATTTTTGGCTATTTATAGGGCGTCATGAATTATGAATAAGATTGTTTTAAATTATTTAAAGGGTGAAAAATAATATGGCTACTTGGCGCAAGAGTTATCCAAAACCTGCAACCAAGGTAAGTGATTTACCAGAATATCATAGTGATAACTTTAATGTGATAGATAGTGCATATGAGTTAGAGCATTTTGGACCCGCATCTGCCAATGCAACTTCAGGACAGCACCGGCCTGGAGTATGTGGGGGATTAAAAGAGGGGACTACTGCCGCATTAACGGCCATTACAGCTTCAGCAGGCTCAATTGCATTTGATCAAACAAAAGGACAATTGCAGCGTTATAGTGGAAGTGCGTGGGGGGATGTGGGAGTTTCCCAATGGTCTAGAGTGCGGGCATATAGATCCGCAAATGTGAATGTTACAGCCGGAGCTTCTGCTGCCACATTAACTGCCGATACTGAAACATATGATACTCTTGGCGAATATGATAATACATCTGGTATATTTACGGCTTTAGCAAGTGGTTATTATTTGGTTATTAGCCAAATTACAATGATTGCATCCGCTGCTGTTCAAGACACATCTGGTGCCTGTTCAGCTACTGGGAATGTTGGAACTCCTGATTGGACATGTGTTGGGGCGTCTGCAAATTGGGATGCAATAAATGAATATCCAACAGCGGTTGATACAGACTATAATATAACATCAACTTTAAGCGCTACAGATGTTGTAAGTGGCTCTTTGCCTTCCGTTCCTTCTGGATCGGCTCCAATTTCGGTGAATGTATATTATAGACTAAAGGGGACAGGATGCATTTGTAATGCTACTTGTGATGGGTATACTGCATGTAGTTGTGATAGTACTTGTGATGGGTATACTGCATGTAGTTGCAATGCTACTTGTTATAACCAATCCTGTAGTTGTAATGCTACCTGTTATGGGTATACTGCATGTAGTTGTAATAGTACTTGTGATGGGTATACAGGATGTAGTTGTGATAATACTTGTTATAACCAAGCTTGTGTTTGTAATGCCAGCTGCTATGGATATACCGCATGTAGTTGTAATAATACTTGTTATGGATATACGGCCTGCAGTTGCAATGCTACTTGTTATAACCAATCCTGTAGTTGCAATACTACCTGTTACGGATATTCAGCCTGTAGTTGTAATAGTACCTGTTATGGATATACAGGATGTAGTTGTAATAGTACCTGTTACGGACAAGGTTGCAGTTGCAATGCTACATGCTATGGATATTCAGCCTGTAGTTGTAATATTGTCTGTTATGCTGAGGGGAAAGGAGGATGCACTTGTTATAGTGCATGCGATGGATATTCGGCCTGTAGTTGCAATGCTACTTGTTATAACCAATCCTGTAGTTGTAATGCCAGTTGTTATGGGTACACGGCCTGTAGTTGTAATAATGCGGCATATGGATATACAGGATGTAGTTGTGATAATGCTTGTTATAACCAATCCTGTAGTTGCAATGCTACCTGTTACGGATATTCAGCCTGTAGTTGTAATAATACTTGTTATGGGTATACGGCCTGTAGTTGTAATAATGCGGCATATGGATCTGGTTGTCCTTGCAATGCTACCTGTTATGGATATTCAGCCTGTAGTTGTAATAATACTTGTTATGGGTACGTCTGTAGTTGTAATAGTACCTGTTACGGACAAGGTTGCAGTTGCAATGCTACATGCCATGGATATTCAGCCTGTAGTTGTAATAGTACCTGTTATGGATATACAGGATGTAGTTGTAACAATACCTGCTATAACCAATTTGAAACACGAGTGGTTCCTTTATTAAGAGTCAATAGTACTAATTATGGGGGGGCATTGACAACTCCAACTTCTGCATTTACTGATTATTATAATTCATGGAGTGCTAATCCCGCAACTGGTCTGGATTGGACAACAACATCTATAGCTACAATTTCTGGATTTGGGTATGAAACTAAAATGGCCTCTGCTGCATGTTCAGCCGAAATAAGCCAGGCCTACTTACAACTTGGCTGGTGGCCTCCTCGTCCAGTAATTGGAATTTATATTTATAAGAACGGCACTCTATTAGAGTCGGCATATCAACCTATAATGAATGCTGGAACTACTACATACCAAGCAGCATCAATAATGTCTGTGGTTTATTTATCAGCTGGACAAACTTTGGATATCAGATATACAAAGACAATGGATAATGATATTGTGTATGGGAATGCGACATATACTTACCTGGCTATACACCGATTGGCTGGAAATTGTTTATAAGGTGATTAAATGGGAGTTTATAACCAATTAATATTAACAAACTTTACTCTCGGAATGTATGATGTTGATCAATTATCACGAACACAATATCCCTCTGGAGCGTGTGTGGATTGTGATAACGTTATATTTACTCCCGCTGGTGCCCTTACAAAGAGACCAGGATATGAACAATTATCATCTACAAGAGTAAATTCAGCTGCAATAACAAAGATTTTTCAATGGACAGATGTAGATAATGGTCAGCACTCATTTGCTTTTACTTGCGCATCAGCCACTACGGCCCCTACTTCTGCTGTTAGTGCTGCAGTTTATCTTGTTGATACTACTGGAACAGAAGCGGCATATATAAAATTAACATTGCCTGCTAATGGTGTTAATTGGAAGCCAACATTATTAGATGGGATATCATGTGCATCTTGGGAAGGATCGGCAATATTCACTCATAGTGGAAATTCAAAATATATGATGGCCTATAATACTGGTACTTCCGCAGTTGCAGTGAGCGGGGGTACTGGGACTCCAAGCGGGGCAAAAGTTGTGTGTGCATGGGGAAATTTCTTATTTGCAGGGAACGTGCTAGTTGATGGTGTAAGGAATGGTTCACGGCTTATGTGGACATATCCTGGGGATGTAGATAATTGGCCGGCTGCTTATTATATTGATTTAGATCCAGATGATGGGGATGAGATTAGGTCCATTGTAAATTTTAAAAATAATATATATGTGTTTAAGAGATATAAAATGTGGGCCATACATTGGGTTGGCGGTGTATCACTATTTCAAGAGGAGAGAATAGCCCAGGATGTTGGAATGGTTGGTCCAAATGCT